TAGACGTGACGCCGTTAGGCCTAACTAATATTTTGACTCTTCCGCCGCTTTCCGCGTCCGTGTAGTTTTCTTCGATGTGGCCTTCACCAAACGTTTCCGAAACGTCTTTCGGTTTTGATTTGCTTATTCCTTTGGAGCTTCCGCCTCCCGTAGCACAATCATTGCCTGGTTTAAATCCCCCGGCCCCGGTTCCGCAATCAGCCCGGTCTATCTTTTTTTTTTCGTCGTCCGACGAACAGTCCCGATCCTCTCATGTGTCGGCGGCGCGTGTTGTGGACTTCTTCCATTCGTCTACAACCGCACTTGTAAAGTCATCACTGTCCTTAAATAACTGTCTATCTTCGTCGTCAACATTAAACCAAAGCCACTCTTCACGCGCCGCATCTGCGACTACCTTTTCGGTAAGTTTCGGATGTGGGGCACCCGATCCTTGTGACAATAAATTTTTTAATATTTTTAGCGTTTTCTTCGCAGCATTGCTCTTTGACTTTTCGCCTTCACCGCTGCTACCTCCCGTAGCACAGTCATTGCCTGGTTTGAAACCACCCGCACCCGTACCACAATCGGCACGCTCGGCAACTTTTGGTTTCCCGTTTGTCTTCGGTGCCTTGGCCTGTGCCTCGCTTGCCTTGGCTTGTGCTTGTGCTTGCTCGGCCAACCCTTGGGCCTGCTGAGCCATTGCCTGCTCTGGCGTAACCAAACCAAGTTTCTTTTTCAGCTCTTCTTCTTTAGCTCGTTGGTAGAAGTTCCGCCGCCAGCTTCCACCCTTCTTGCCAATCTCGTCGGCATAGGTGCTTTGCAAGGCGTTGATAGATAATTCGCTGGCTTGCTGCTCGGCGGTAATATCCACCCATTCCCAATCAGGAGGTTGGAATTCAACGGGAGCCATACCCCTGCGGTCGTCCAGTAATTCCGTAGCGTCTGGAAATTCTGCTCTGCCCGCCAACGCTGCCGCGTCACAAAACGCATCCCATACCGGTTGGCAAAAATGAGACATCCAAAACTTCTGCCACCGACGATAACGCGGGCGGTTTTCCAGCTTGCTTGTCCGTGAGCTTGAATAGCTGGTATTCGAAAAGTCTTTGGACACAGATTCGTAACTTGTCCCAGTTCCCGCCGCGATCCCTTGCAACATCAACGCGATCCACGGAGCGCTTGAGGAATTAGGTCTACCGGGGTTTGCACTTTCAATCGATTCACCCGGATTGAGATTCATAATCAAACCAGGTTGTAAGAATTCGTACTTCGTTCCCGATCCGTCAGTTGAATCGCTTTCCGTGGTTGGGAGATTAGTAGTGATTGGCGTTTCGGTTTTTATCGCCGTCACAAAACAACTGGCGACGGCGGAGGCTTGAATTTCGTTTTCGACATATACGCCCAAATCTCTCAACCAACCAATAACAGGTGCATACCAGGTAACACCACGCGATTGACCAACCCTGTCTTTTCGGAACAGGTGAATGATTTGTTTTGCTGGTATTCTGGTCGGTGTCCGTGCGGTAAATACTCGCGGGTCATCTGGATGTGCCGGGTATATCCAATACGCAACCGGCATTCCATCCTCGTCAAGTTCAACGCCTCGTGTGATTCGTGTGTCAGTTGTGTTGCGGTGTTGGATGTATGTATCGTGATCAATCGCCAGCCGATCTGCTTCTATGATTTCCAACGCTAACGGAACAGGGCGAAGGATTCCTTTAAAGGTTCTCGGCACGGGCAGAACATGAATCAAACATTCGCCAGCTTCCACCATTTCCCGAAACGCTAAAACTTGCATTTCGTTGAATGTCAGTTGCCCGTTGACATCGCAGACTTCCGCCCATTCCGCCCAGGTCTTATCACGGTTTTCGTTGGTGTCCTCAACATCCTGCCCGCTGGGAGTTTCGAGCATGGACTGCACGCCGATGCCGCATCCGATAGTTTCGGAGACAATCGACTCAAGGGCACTCCACGCATAAGCGTTATCGCGTACAAGCATTCTGGCCCATGCTCGCAAAGCATCAGCTCCAAACGGCCCTGATAGTTCGGTATCCGCCGGTCGATTCTTTGGCTTGAATTGATTCGTTAGCCGACTGGCTTCAGCCCCGTGATACGTCCGCTCTACCCGGCGAGCGTTAGCACGTCTAACCGCCGCCATTGGCGAGAAAACGGAAACCGTGTAATCAACTAATTGTTTAAGCATCAGGTTGTTGTGGGAGTAAACTTGGCAACGCGAAACGTCGCAGAACCGCTAGTGCGATTAACTTCCTTTTGCAAGATTGCCCGCTCTTTGAATAATTGATCCAGGTCAAGTTTGGAAACCGACCGGGAGCCAATCGAATAAGACGAGTGTTGACCAGTCAGCAATGCGGTAATTGCTGTTTCTACTTGGTCTAAAAGAGTGGACGGATCAAGTGCCATACCCGAATAGTAACGGGTTTTCCACTATATCCGCCCTGCGTCATTCCGTGTCAACGGAAACCTCAGTTGTAACTTTCCAGCGATTGCCGCAAAACGAACACCGGCAATAGCGAATCACGTACTTCCCTATCCGCTGGGTTCCGCCATCAGCTCGCGTGTAGTTTTCATTATCTGGACGTAAGGCTTTGCATTCGTAACAAGGCGGAGGCACATATTGCCGAGGTTTGGGAACTGGTCTGCGAATTGGTTTTTTTCGTTTGGTCACCGGCGTTTCCATGTTGTCCCTTTCTTCGGCACCCAACCGCCCGGCCGCTGGCGGTATCTCGACGGCGGAGGTGGGTTTACTTGTTTCGGCTTGGTCGGCGGTTGTTGTAACGGAACTTCCTGCAACAACTTGACTCCCAGGCAACCGAGAGCGCAACACGCCAACGCTGCCGCGTCGAGGTAATGGTTGTTCCTGTTTTTCACGATCCATTTCCTTACCCATCCTTTCCCGTCAACAAATCTTTCCTGCCGGCACTCGGCAACGACGTGATGCGAAAACGTCTGATGTTGCCTTACGTCTTGAGATTCAAACAACGCAAACGATCCGTCATTCCTTAACCCTTCGTCATTCCAGGGTGTCGTTTGGAATCTCAATTGCAACCAGTGCTTCCAATGCTCTGTATCGACATTATAGAGCCAAACGCGGTTTTCAGGTTGTAGCCCAGCCCAGCAATGGTCAAACGCCCGCTTGGTTCTTTTGTTGGCTAGTGTAATCGTCGGCATGTGGAAACGACCAACATCATAACCTTTTGACGCGGCCCAGCCTTCACCGAATTCACGGACTGCTTTGTAAACCGCTGTTGTGTGGTCGCCGTCGCCTGAGTCAACCAATGCAAAATCAGACGGATTCTCGACCATAATGTCCTTGTGCAAATCAACCAACGCCCGATAGATTGCCAGTTCCTTGCCGCTGCTGGACATGCCTTTTACATATCCGGTGACTTCCATAATTCCGTAATCGATCACGTTCCCGATTGCGTTTCCATAAGATGCAATCTTAACCCAGTGTCCATAGTGATCCCCGATGTCGATACCCAGCCCAATCTTGCACACTGGCTCAGGTAGTATATTCCTTTCAAGTCCGCTGATTCTGTTGGCTACCGTGGCGGCTGTTAGCTCAGTTTGCTTTTCGGTATCGTCCGGGGTTGGATCGTTCTGGTATTCAGTCAGATACGATTCCATCGATGTATCGGCAATCTTGTTAAACGCCTGCTGGATGGCCGAATATATAAGATGTGTTCCGTCCTCTAATTCAGTCGGCACGAAATGATCCGTTAACATTTCACAACCAGCATCCATCGCAACGCGATTATCAATGTAAAACTTTACAGCCGTTAGTCCGTGCTCGTCGCCCTCTGATTGGTCTTTGTGTCTGATTGAAATGTATTCGTGCCACTTGTCCATATCATCTGGCCAGGCAATCACCATCCCAAACCGCACGCCGTTCCACGATGGTTTGATCTTCGGATCGGTCAATCGGTATGAGAGGCAATAACAGTTCTGAGTTGTCGTCAAAACCGTTATGGCCATCGAATCCTCTTGTGATCCAAGTCCAGCAATATCCCGGTCCAGTATTTCTTCACGATCAACGCCTTGCTCGTAGCTCTTGGCACTTTCTCTAGTTTCCGGGTCGTCAAGCAAAACATAATCCACACGGTCACCGTCAATGTTGAATCCACGAAACGCCGAATCCAAACCGAAGTAGGCCATCTTCACGCCACCAAACGGCGAACCCTCAACATCAGGCAAGCGAAAGTAATCTGACGAGGTCCAGACAATATTAGTTAATTGGCCGTTGATGTGTTGCTTGGCGGCCCGTTGCGGTGCTCCCTCCAATGCACGAATCGGAAAACACACTTCAGGAAAATCAGCCAGCAATAAATCATTTTTCGCCAGCTTATGTTGAACGTCGGTATAAATCCGCTTGCCCAGTTTTGTTGTCGCACCACCGGCCAACGGGCACCGCACCAAACCCTTTAGAATCAGATAAGCCAGCAATCCTTTGGCCAGTTCGGTTTTGCCACGTCCGCGAGGTGCAGCGACTGCCTGGCGGCCTCCGTACTTTGCCCGGCTAATAATCGTGTCGATCATCCGGTAATGATGCGGCCCGAATGGAATCGTGTATTTTTTCTTGAAGTAGGTTTTTAAAAATAGCTCAGGATCATCTAAACACCGATCCCGCCGATTCCAATCAACAACGGCGGGTATTTCGATTCTTGCGGCTTCGCTCCGCTTTTCCCGTTGGCGGCGTAAATCCTGGTCACGCTCTGTCGGTTGCGGGTTCAACAGTGATTGCAGAATCTTCATCCGATCCGCTGGTGAGAATTCCAGCAGGATTTTCTCTAATTCCCAATCGTTGAGCGATTTCAAGAAATCTATTTCTGTCTGATTGTAACTGGCTAATATGCTCATCTTTTTGGTTCAGCGCATCCATTGCAATCAATGCTTTTGTGGCGGAAATCCTGGCCCGCTCACTGGACGAGTCATCGTCAACAATTCGCAGCATTGACAAAATAATATCGTCGCGGGAATCCTCTGGAATTCGCCAGCGATTTTGGATAGCTCTTTGAATCATTCGTACGTCTCTGATTCCAATCACAACTCACCCCCAAACCCCCTGAAAACCACCGCTAAATACTACGGACTATGTATGCAAATTTCTGGGCCTCTTTCGCC